GCCATCGGCATGATAGAGTTTCTGCGCCAGTTCCATCAACGGTATTTCCTTTGTTGACGAATAAATGCGGTTACACAGTTGCTGGCGTGCGGTGTTCACCTCGTCAGCAGGGAATAACGAGCCATCAATGGCTTCGATACGGATGTTTGAAAAATCTACTTTCATAGTTTTTATTTTAGTTATTTAAATTCTGCGACTACGTAACAAATGGAATTGCTATCTAACATCCATTTTACGCCTCCGTCATGACTGGCGTACACCTCTATCGAGTTGCGCTGGTATGTACCACTTCCAAGCATCCACGGGTTATCGCTGCCCGTGTTGAACGTGCAAGTCAGATACGATGATGTTTCCGTACTTTGCACCGTAGTGGATTCCGGGTCGTAAGATGCAGCCTCGTACACATACTCACTTCGTCCGTTGATGCGGATGCGGATAAGGTCAGTCATACCCCAATTCAGTTCCGCCCGTGACAATCCATTGTAGCCCGTGTATGTGGCTATGTAAAAGCGCAGCGTGAACACTGACGGGATAGATGATACCGTGTACTGGTTCGCTGCGTATTCCGTACTTCTGAAATTATACCACACATGCACATCGCTCGGGTCGGGTTGCAATATCACCTGCGACACGTCTATCTTAAAGAATGGCAATGCCGTGACGTGGAACAATGCAGCAAAATAGTTGCTATTATCCCACGGCAAGAGAAAGCGAACCATCTGCGAGTTGTCAGTCATGCTGATAACGAAAGCGTAATATCTTCCGTCCTCAATCGAGAACCCGTCCCGTGTCAAATCTGCCACGACAAGATTAATGCGTGTAGGGGTGTCGGAGTAAGCCGTTCCCAAATTGCGCTCGCTCTGCCACGTACTCATGTCGTCCTTTGTTGCACTCGGGCAGGCATACGCCACCACGCTCGGCATGATGTTGTTCGGGACAGATGACGATGAAAGCGTGTCAAGATTGATTTCGCCCTCCAGCAGATTGATAACAAACGATGACGCAAAGATGTTCACATCCTGCCACACACCAGCCGCAAATCCCGTGCGTATCGGCATCTGTGCAACGTGGTTGTAACCGTTGAAATCTGCCAGTCTGTACGGGGTTCCCATACCGCCCTGCGGACGGACATACGTCCACCGTCTGTTGTTGCGGTAGTCAGCCAAAGGGGATGTAGTAAGCGGTATATCCAAGCCGCACACCAGTTTCCGTGTCGATGTATGCTCCACGTTCCCCTTTCCGTCATTGCTCTCGGTTACTGACGGGTACGGCACTGGCTTATACCTTGCCCACATATTAATCGCAGTATGTACGCACAGCCGCCCGACATCGTTTTCACTGGTTGCCAGTACTTGCTGCACATCATACACGCCTACGGGCGCAGTAATCAACGTTTTCGCTGGGTTTACGCTCATACCTTGCCCCCTTTCTCCAGTGCCGACACATTACCAGTAACAAGCAAATCCCCATCCAGTGTGTATGTCGTTCTCTCAGCGTCATACGTGAACGGGTGCTCCACTGGCGCACGTTCGATTCTCACTACCGTCTCCGTGATAGTTGACGGTCTTTTCTTTCTCTCTCTGATGGCAATAACCAGTGATGCACAACCGCAACACAGTGCCACTACCGATATAAACAATACAAAGTATATCATACCAAAAAGCCGTTATTTATCATTTCTTGCACGTTCAAATAATACTCTCGTCCGTTCCACACGATGGCGATGTCATCAGCATTGTTATCAATGACAAAACGTCCGCCAAATGAGCACGCACCACTCACGCTTAATGTCCCAGTAACCGTTCCCGTTGCCCTTAACTGTGCCAGTGTCGCCTGCGTGATTACCGTGATGCCCTTGTTGAACGTAGCCAGTTCCCCGACCGTCAGCGTGTCTGCCAGTGTCGTTGCGCCAGTAACGCCCAGCGTGCCACCGATGGATGTATTGCCGCTAACCGTAGCCGATGACTGCACCGCCAATGTGCCGTTGATGAGTGCGCCCCCGTTCTGCGTGCTACTGAATCCAAGAGCAGACACGCCACCAGTTGCGTAGATATGTCCACTAAAGCAAAGGGCGTTGTTCACCGCATCATACTTCACTGGGAATCCGCCAATGTACAGTGTGTTGGCAACGTTCACATTCGCCTCGTAGGTGTCGGTGTCGAGGTCAGCATACATGGCACGCTTGTACGCACTATGTTCGTCATCCCAAATGTTCATCTCTATCCGTGTCCCATAGATTGCGGTCGTCGCCCCATATTGACCAGTACCGTATCCGAATGACAAGTTGCCATAGTCGTTCACATCCATCACCAGTCGGTCGCTGCCATTCAGTGATGCATAGATGGATGGGTTCGAGCTACCATAGCCAAGATAAAGAATTGACGCATTCTTGATGCTGCCCTTTACGTCCATATTGCCAGTGGCGTTTACGGGCACGCCATTCTGCCAAAACGGTTGCCCCCATGCGTAATAAGTAGATGAACCGCTCAATCGTGCCGCTTGATTGGCTACTCCGTTCGTAAAATAACCCTCCAGTGTGCCGATACGTGATACCGCAGCCGTTAACGCACTCTGTGCCGCATATCCTGCATCCGCATGATTTCCCCACCAGTAGGCGGTGTCCCACTGGCTTTGCTTTGCCGTGGTGGGCAGTGAGTAGCCACTGGCAAATCTTAACGTCAGCGTTCCCGAACTAGTAACGGGAGAACCAGTAACGGAGAACCCGGTCGGAACACTCAACCCGACACTGGTAACCGTACCAGCGTTTGTCGTATACCCCTGCGAACTCACCCATGCCTGCGTTGCATATCCTCTTGTCGCATGATTGCCCCAACCGTATGCCGTGACACCTTTCGACACATCATCCGTGGCTGGTATTGTGTAACCGTCAACCAGCGACAAGGCAAACGTGCCGCTACTGGTAATCGTGGCACTGTGCGCATTATTCACCAGTAACCCCGTGGGCGTTGTCATCCCTACACTCGTAACCGAACCAGTACCGCCTCCCGTGCCGTTCGTCCATTTACCCAATGCCGTGTTATACGTCAGCACATCACCGTCACCGATGGGCGTAGTCAGTTGCACATCAAACAAGTCGGCAAGCGTAGAAGAACCACCGCCACCACCTCCCGACTGGTAGCCAAGAGCGGACACGCTACCAGTGGCGTATATTGAGCCGTTGAATCGCAGGGCGTTGTTCTCACTGTCAAACTCAATGACAAAGCCGTTAATAGATATACGCCCCGTCATCGTGATATTCAGCACGTCTGACAGTGAGCCAGTGACCGCACCGCCCGACATACCACTGCCCCACCATGTACAACCTCCGAGAGCATCACGCAGATGGCTGACATTTATCTGCTGACTGCCGTTATCCGCAAGGCTTGCCCACACCGTAGCCATGTCCGTGCCACTGCCGACACCGTTGCCGCATACCTTTCCATCGAGCATATAACGATTGGCGAACACCTCAACGATGGCATCATCCTTTGTGTGTGCCACAATGATGGCTTTCTCCGCCAGTAATTCCGTCGTGCTTGCCCATTTGAAAAGATTGTCAGTAACGTCAAGATACACTACGCCACTGGCTGCGCCCACCGTGACCGTCTGCGGCACTACCACATTACCGCCAGCCATGAAATAGCCGCTACCGTGGAACATATCCCACCCAGTGCCGAATGTGATGGTGTTATTCAGAGCCACGATAGCATCGTCCCGTGATGTCATCAACCTGCCGTTGTTCGACTTTACCAGCATGATAGACGTGAACACGTCACCGCCATTGAGGAAAGCCGAGCCGACACGGTCTGCGGTATTCTCCCCGTCATCCGTAGCGTCACGAATAACATAGCTGCGTGCGATATACTCTGCAAGATTGCCCATTTATACGCCCTCTAAACGATTGTAATGTTTCTAGTTGACCACTTCCACGTAATTGCCTACGAGGTCGGCAAGATGCCACACCGACTGCGCCAGTTCCCTCACGCATAAGTACTTCACGCCTTCCTCGGTGTAGTATTTACCCTCGACAAGTTCCATGTTTACCTCAAAGGCAATAGGGTTGTCGATAGTCCCTGCATCGCTCTCGGCAATCACCTGCACGTATAGGCTTGCCGTGGCATCAGGTCGCCAGTCCTCCTGCGGTGTGTGCGTCTGCAACACCTTGTAGAGTTTATCATCGTAGTAGAGCCGCTCGCCCTGCTCGACTTGCACACCGATTTTGCTCTGCCATGTAGGAAAGAGTTCGATGTTTTCCAACGCCTCCTCGTCTGTCTGCTGCTTAACCTGCTCTTGGAGTAATTGCTTGATTTTATCGACTACCTCCTCGGTGTATGGCTCGTATTTCGTGTTATCGGGTTCGGGGGATATTGGTGGTGTGTAAACCATCCATCCTGCCGCAAGCAGTAGTTCCTCACTTGGGTTGTATATCTGCATACCTCCCACTATCAATGGGTCTTTGTAAAAGACCGTCTTTCCATCTATTTCTTTATAATATTGTTTATCCATAACTTATTTGTTTAACTAAACTCACTTAATGGTTTAATATATTCTGCATAATTTTTCCACACATTTGCTGCCTTGTAAGCATCCACGCTATCGTCTGGGACATAGATTGGTTTTTTTACATTGTAGAAGATATTAGTACCACAGGAAGGCGGTGTAATAGCACGGCATATAATATATTGTAGGTTTGTTCTATTGTAAAAACAATTCATACCAATATGAGTAACGGTTGAAGGAAGTTCTATATGTGTAAGCCAAGATGCTGAGAAAAATGCTCTTTCTTGAATGGTTTTAACATTCCCCAAATTAATATTCCTTACATTACTACCCCGTAATCTATTAGATATTGTTGTTACTGTGGAAGGAACTTGAACATTATTTTTCTTTCCTATTGCGTAAAGGGTAGTGATGGTGTTGTTATAAATTTTTCCGTCAATCTCGCTGTAATTAGGATTATCTTCAATATGACAATATATTTCCTTGGTGGATTTATCAGAAATATCTAAATCATACATGGAGAACACATATCCTCTATACGTTATAGATACCAAATTAGGACATAAATTAAACGCAGATATGGATGTACAACTTTTTCCTATTTTTATAGATGTCAGATTTTTACTATTATAAAAAGAATGTTTTCCGACTGTTGTTGTCTTATCTGGAATAGTTATACTTGTAAAACCGCTGCTTGAACAAGAATGTCTTTCAAACGATGTTATACTGTCAGGAAAAGTTATTTCCGTTAAATTTGTACAATTTTGGAAACTTGCTTGTGGAAGCGTAGTTATTCCAGTGAAATACTGAAACTCATTAAACTTAGTGATAGTAGTGTTCCCATTGAAAACACTACCTACAGAGGTAACAGACTTAGCCTCCCTATAAGTGAGACCGATACCATCACTTGACCAGTTGGTAACACATAATGCTTCGGTGGCAGGGTCTTCAAAAATTATATATTCATCAAGATTACTATCACCACCCCCTGTCATCATTCTTCGTCTTAAACTGCTACACGTGCCCATAATGCAATATTATTTAGGATTGATACTTGGTAGATATATCCGCTTTCAACCGTCAGAGTGCCTTTGTCCTCATCCCATGTCACGGATGAAGGCAGACTCAATGTTGTTGCCGTTGAGCCGCTTGTGAATTGGAACATATACTCATTAACGATGGTGCTATCCGCAGGCGTTGCCAAAGTGAGAGTCAATGCCGTCACCGTGCCCCACACATGCAGGACGTTAGGTGTCAAAGCAAAGGTTGTGTCGCTTGTACCATGATTAACCACGGGGGTAGGCTCTGCCTTACCGTCCCACTCCGTGATGTCGTTTGACGTGATACCTGCCGCTGGGGATGCGCTGAACACGGGGTCTGTCTCGGTGTATGACTGCAAGGCGGTGTCAGCCTTATTCAGCGAGGATTGCACGCCCGTTGACAGGTCGCTCTTAGGTATTCCTCCGCTCGGTTTTTGGTAAGCGGTTGCGCCAGCAGACGCACCACTGCGGATGGTTGCCAAGTCGTTGATAACATCCTGCTTGGCATCGAGCAGGGTATCCAGTTGCGCCTTCGTTGGCAGTGCCGCCAATTTCTCCACGTCTCCCGAGGTGATTCCCGACTGGATAGCCGCCCACTGCGCAGCCGTGAACGGGGTGCTTTCTATCTTGTACTCGAACACCCATGCCGTGCCGTTGAACTTGTAACGGTCGTAGTACTCGTTGCCCTGCTCATCATACTCGATGACAAATCCGTAGTCGTTGTTCGTCGCTCCCGTCACCGCCTGCAACTCTGCCAGCGAGTTGTAAGTGCCTTTGAACGTGGCGGTATTCGTGGCGATAGAGCTGTTAACGAAATTTTTGTCGGCAAGTTGGTTGCTTGCGCTTGCCGCACTGGGTATCTTCGCATTGATTGCGTCAATGTCGTTCTCGATGGGAGTGAGGTCTGACTGTTGCAAGGCTGTGTCCGCCTTCTCCAGTGATGATTGCACACCACTCGCCAAATCAGTTTTGGGAATGCCTGAGCTGGGTTTCTGATATGCGCCAACATCTTCAGCATCGAGCGTAATGTCCTGCGACAATGCCTTGCCGTTTACTGTGCGTGTTGTAGGTACTGCTCCAACCTCGCCAGCCGTGTACGTTGGTTTCTGCGGCTGCAATGCCCACGCAGGCACATCGGGGATGGATTCCTCAACTGCTTGCAGTTCCTCGTCCGTGGCATAGTCGGAAAGGTCGGGTTTATTGAGGATATATGCTGGGCTTTCGGGGTTCGTCTCATCCCAGTCGCTCTGCACCGTACCGCCACCTGCAAAGGTGTAAAAGACACCATTTAACTCGTATGTCTGCGCATCAAACGTGGCGGCTATCTCTGCGGCACTGGTGGCATCGTACACCTCAATGCACGGGTCGGACTTGTACCGCCTTTTCTTCCCCTGCGTATCTGTACACGTTATTGTCAGTGTATATACACCAGCCGCAATGCTCCCGTTATCGGACACGTAAACCACATTATCCGTGACGCTTGTCTGCGGACAGTATTGCCTCCTTGCCGTTGTGCAATCCAGTACGGCACGCACTGGTTTTGTCGTGTCGGGGTAGAAATCGACTGCTTCCGTCACCATCTCACCGTTGAGCATCGAATGCTCGATGGCGGTCATCACCACATTTATCGCCAGTGGGTTGCCCTCAACACATTTTATCGTTATCTCTGCCACGTTCTAATCTCCTATTGCTTTAATTGTTGCCCTTGACTGTCTTACTGGTCGCACATTGCAGGCGTGCATCTTGGCATACCGTTGGCACGAACCCAAATAACCCTCGGCAACCTCCATCACGTCATTATACTGTTTTA